CGAAAACCTTAAAAAGATATCTGCTGAGATTACAAATATAAACAGGAATCTTAATAATTCAAGACTCCCAAGCGATAATGCGAACAATTTAAACCAAATTACGCAACAGAATCAGCGATTAAATACCGTTCGCGAAAGAGCGAATCAATTATCTGCTGAAGAAATAGTAAACCAACGAACTTTAAGGCAGAACGCCGATCAGTACGCACGTTCTGTTTCTGTTTTAGGCGGTGCATATCAAAGATTATCAGCACAGCAGGCGATTTCTGCTAGAAACCTACAAAACTTGATTGCAGGAGGAAGACGATCGGAACAGACACAAAGACAATACAACAGGGAATTACGAAATGCGCAAAGGGAATTTGATGCTTTAAATAGGCGTGTTTTAGCAGCAGATTCAGCAGTAGGAAGATTCAATAGAAATGTGGGAAATTACCCGAAGCAAGCTATAGGGGGAATTAGGAATCTTCTAGGCGCTTTTGGTGTTGTAGGAGGTGTTGCGGCCATAGCGGCAGTTGTTAAAAATATTTTCAACACTACACGGGAATTACAGGGAATGGATCTTGCATTAAAGCAAGTAATGGGCAGTTCGGAAGCGGCAGCACAATCCCAAGCTTTTTTGTCTAGGGTTTCTGAACAATATGGAATAGAATTAATAGGACTTACAAAGTCTTATACAGGCTTTTATGCGGCTTCTAAAAACGCAATTGAATCAGGTGCTATAAACGCACAGCAAATTCAAGATATTTTTGAAAGTGTTTCTAAAGCTTCAGGCGCAATGGGTCTTTCCGTAGACCAACAGCAAGGCGCATTTCTTGCGCTACAACAGATGATATCTAAAGGAACAGTTCAGGCTGAAGAAATCAGAGGGCAGTTGGCAGAGAGATTGCCAGGCGCATTTGGAATACTTGCCAAATCGATGGGTGTAACGGAAACGCAGCTTAACAAACTGCTTAAAGATGGAAAAGTTTTGGCCGCAGAAGTTCTTCCTGCATTTGCAAAAGAACTTGAAAAGGCATACGGTGTTGAGAATCTAAAAAGAGTAGAAACACTAAATGCAGAAACGTCAAGACTTTCAAATACTTGGAGTGAATTTATTAGAGAATTAAATTCGGGTAACGGTGTTGTTTCACAATTCTTCATATCTCTTTTAAGGGGATTGGGCGGTGCTATAGACGGATTTAGGCTTTTGGCACAAAGCAGGGATAGCTTATTGAATAACTTCAACGAACAAGGCGTAGCAAAAGGATTCGATGAACAAAAACAATATCTATTGGAAATAGAGGATATTGAACAACGAAGATACGCTGCTTCAGTAGCGCAGGAGGATCAGTTCTTTCTTATGACAGAAACAATGAAAAAGCTTAATGCACTTACCCAAAAGCAAAAAGAACTTGAAGCTAAAGGTATGGGCGAAGATCCTATTGAAAAGCTTTTCGGTAAAGTGTCTCAATACGATAAAAATGCTAAAGAAATAGAAGGCCTTAATTACCAATTAGGAATAAGACAAGGAAAACTTAAGGCTATAAAATCTATTCTTGATGATCTTAATCCAAAAGAAAAAGAATCTATTGCCCTGACAAAAGCACAGCTTGAAGCGTTAAGAAGAGCAAGAGAGGAAGAATTAAAAAATCAATATCTTCTTAACAGAATGAGAAGGGAATCAGAAAAAGGATCCCTTGAAGACTTATTAGAAGACGATAAGAAATATATGTCAGAAAGGCTTAATTTAACTTCAGACCTATACAATGAAGAGATAAACCTTGCAAATATGGCAAGAAAAGAAAGCATAAGACTGGCTAAAGGAAACTTAACGCTTCAAAGGATAGCATGGGAAAAATATAACCAAGAAGTATATGAAATTGTAAATAAAAATGAAAATAGGATTCTTGAATTAAAAAAAGATAATTATGCTAAATTTGAAGAATGGGCATCTAAATTTTCAGGCGAGGGATTAAAATTCGAAACAGACCCTTTAGCAGATGAATGGTTTGACAGGCAAGCTGAAAAAGCTCTAGCATTGGAGGAGAGAACAAAATCTTTGAAAAATGAAACTAGAGATTATTTAAGAAGTTTTTCTTTAGGATTTTTTGAGAACGCAGGACTTGGAAGCCTTACAAAATTTTTCGACAAGACATTAGATCCTCTTACTGGTAAAATGCAGTCTACATTTGATAAATTATGGGAAGGCGCTAAAACAACGCAAGAAAGATTTGCCGTTGCATTTACCGTAATATCAGAGGTGGCTCAAGAAGCGTTCGCATTTATAAACCAGCAACAGCAAGCGCAATTTGACGCGCAGTATGAAAGACTATCAAAAGAAAAAGAATTAGCAATAAGCTTTGCAGGAGATTCAGCTACTGCTAAAGAAGAAATTGAAAGGCAATACGAAGAAAGAAGACGTGAAATTGACCGAAGAAAAGCAAAAGCACAAAAAGAAACGGCTTTGTTTAATGCAATAATCGATACTGCTCAAGCTGTTGTGGCATTTTTAGCAGAAGCAAACTATGCGGGGGCAATATTAGCAGGAGTTATAGGAGCGGCACAAATAGCAATTATATCAAGCACGCAAGTTCCTCAATATGCAGAAGGTGTTTTTGGAAACGAAAGTCATGCAGGAGGTTTGGCAATAGTGGGCGATGGGGGTAAAAATGAAATTGTTTATCAGCCGTCGAAAGGATTTTCTGTAACGCCTAAAACAGATACATTGGTTGATTTGGAAAAAGGTTCTAAAGTATTTCCTGATTTTAATAGCTTCTTAAAAAACAGCGGTGCGATGCTTGGAGGCGTTCCGAATATTGAATTAGAAAGCAACGGATTGAGCAAAGAGGATATGGACGGAATCATGGGTAAATATTTTTCTGATTTATCTACAAATAATTTTACCTTTGATAAAAATGGATTTGAAGCCTCAATTACCAAAAGAAATTCAAGAGTAAAATTGATGAACAGCCAAGTTCGAGGCAAAGGATTAACATTCAAAAATTAAAATGATAAAATTTTATTTCAATTTCATAACGCAAGGCGAAGGAAAAAAAGAAATCCAAGAGCTTACCGGATTTGATGCCTCAAAGTTTTCTTTGGAGCAGGATAATAACCGTTATGGGAGAGATGTTGTATTTGCCGGCGGGGAATCTAATTTTTCAATATATCAACGCCCTGAACATCATTTCGATCTTATGCAGGTTTACCTTATGCGTTATGGATTTGAAGCTGAAGTAGAGCTTATAATCGACTACAACGGAAATAATGTAACTTATGATGTTGATTTTGCATCCATGATAACGGATCAACTTACAAAAATTACTTTTAAGGCAGTTCAGAAATCAAAACAGATACTTTTAAAAAGGAGAAGTGACGTTAATGTAGATTTACTATCAAACAAAGATTTAGATGGAAATCCAATCATTCCATGTGCTGTAGAAAATGTACTTATAAAAGCAAAGCCTATAGTAGGAATAAGTGAGTTTGAAAGCACGTCTACTGCAAGCCAGGGATTTGCAAGAATAAATTATCGAGGCACGTCAACAAATTTTCCATATTTAAAAACAAGAACAGGTACTAATAACGCACAGGTTGTTGTAAAAGAAGGATTAAAAAACACTCTTTCTTTTATTTCGCCTACATTTAACCTAATAGATGCTTATGGAGGTGTTCCTGACAACGGAGATAATTTTACTTTTTTAGAAGCTAACGATGATATTTTAAATGCTGAAATAAGCATAAAAGATATATTAGGATTTTCAAGACAAGACGTTATAAACTTTAATTCTCCAACTGCTCCGACAATAATAACTAAAGGATCTGGAACGGTATTTTTACAGGTTAGGATAGGTTTTGATATTGAAAGCGCAGATACTTCTATTTACAATCTCTATACGAAAAACTATAACTATATAAGAACACCTTTTAATGCAGGAACGGGCACTGAAGATTATTTCCCTTCAGAACTTCAGACACTTTCTGTCCCTATAATAAAAAGAGGTCAGAGAGTTTGGATATATTTCAATCCAAATGCTTCTGCAGAAATGCAGGGACCGACGGGAGCAAGCTCAGCGCATTATGACATTTTAGTTATATTGTCTAAAATGAAAATAAAAATAACTGGAACTTCGGTAGCTTATAATACCGTTAATCCTGCTATTAGGCTTTATGATGCAATGAGATACATTTGCAAGTCTGTTTCTGGAATGGAAATAGATGCGCCAAATTATATAGAAAATGCAAAGTTTTACGATCAGTTTTTGTTTACTGGAAACTTCTTAAGAGGGATTACCGATAAGGGATTTTCTATGAATTTTGAAGAAATACAGAACCTTATAAAAGAAACAGATGCAGATTTTCAGATAAAGACAGATGATTCTGTTTTTTTTGGAAACTACCCTGATTTTTATACCGATATAGAAGCGGGCGTTATCGAAGCAATTCAATTTGAAAGCTACGAAAGAAATTTTAACGAAAAATATAAATTAATAAGTTTCAAATACAAACAGCCTTACCAGTCGCAGAAAGAAAAAGAAATTGAAAACACAATCGACGTTGTTCACGGAGAAATAGAAACTTTGTTTGCAAACAAAAAAGTTGAAAACAAAAGAGAAGTAGAAATTAAGACAGCTAGAGATCCTTTTTTAATTGAAGAAAACAGGGTGAAAGCTTACGATATTTCAGATACTACTGCAACGCAGGATGATGATAAGAAGTTTGTTTTAGACTGCCGATTGTTGACGGCGGGAGAAAGAAATTTTATTACAACATCTTTTCTACAGCACAGTATTTTAGAAGGTTTTCTAACATTAAAAAATACTTCAAATTTCAGTTTTAAGCTTTTAGGAATAGCATTGGGTGATGTGTTTACTATATTGCCTGGAAGTCAAAACGCAGGAAGATACAATGTTTTGG